CTCTCATTCTTTTTATATTAACCATATTAGGATCAACAGCGTTATTTCCACCACCGCCACCGCCACCACCGTTATTTCCATCACCGCCACCGCCCGCAGATGGTGCGCTACTATTAAATAATGCCTGATATTTATCCCATGCTACAGGATCGTATGCTTTAGAATCTAAAAGAGCTTGATCATAAAGACTATTTGAGTCATAACCTTTTGAACCATCAGCATACGTTGTTGGTTCAGGAATACCACTCATCGCATTAGTTGGTGCATTAAAACCAAAAGCTCTTGCAGTATCATTATTATTATTAAATGCCGCTATTGTATTATCATTAAAAGCAGCAACTTCCGGGCCACGATATGGCATAAAAGGCAATGTTTGTAAATCTTCTGCTCTTTGTATGTTTCTATTAACCGGGCCTTGTAACCAATCAGGTAAGGCTGTTTCTGTTGTTTCGCTTCCACCTTTTGAACTCATTTCAAAACTCCTTTAATAATGTTGTAAACTGCTCTGACCAACCTTTAGATTTTAATATTTTCTTCCATCCTTTTCTACCTGTTATTGTCATTCCTTCACAGCCTTGTTGTTTTCCCCATTCCATTGCACTATCATGCATGTCTGTTACTTGTTTAATTCCTTGTCCTTTATCACCACCAGCTAAGAAGACATGGATAACTTTCTTATTAGGATACACTACAAGTTCAGTTACAGCACAACCGTTGTCATTTAACCAAAGCTGCATATGCCCACTTGTTACCCCATCAACCACGTCTTTAAAGTTGTGAGTGTTTCCACCTTTATTAAGTGCTGACTGTATCCAGTCCTTGCACCTAACTAATTCTTCAGCTAATGTCATGGATCGTATTTTAGTTTAACCCAAGCTCCGTTCTTAGAGACTACAACAGCATCTTGCGTTGCATCCCACATTAAAATACCATCCTCAGTAGCACTTGCAGCTGAGTCTCTAAACTCTAACTTTGATCTTGTACCAGCTAAGTATTTACTTAATTTCTCACCCCAAATATTCCACTTGTCACCTAATGGAGCTGGAGGTATTTGACCACTCATCGACCACCTCCGGGTGTTGCTTCTATTCGCATAATTCCTGACCGCCAGTTAGTTAGTTTATCACCCTCTACTCTGTATCTTAACTGTCGACCTGAAAATCTAACTGCTGTAGGATTAGACATGGTAAATGAACCGTGGACTGTCTCTGTGTCATTTGGATGAAATCTTGTTTTAAAGGTTACCTTGACATCACCCTGAGTTAATTCATCAGGTATGAGCTTAGTTACTTTCATAATTTGATCACCATTACCAAGACTAATTGATCCTGTCTCTGCATAAGGCGTGTGTGAATCATGGTCTAATCCATACTCATGGTTATACAAATCACCACCAGCATCTGCCCATATAGGAAAATCAAAGATACCACTATCAACACCAGCAGTCCTATCTAACTCTCCAACTGCCCAATGGTTTTCTTTGTAGTCATACGTTACATAACGGTCATTCTCAGTTGAGTTCTCTGATGTATAGAACCACCATATCTCACTATGTTGAGAATTATGAACTGCAAATGCTTTACTAATTTGACTGTTACTTATGTTATTAAATACTAGATCATGCACATCACATTTAAGTTCCGTGGCTATACTACCATCAAACATAAAGAATCCGTTTGCACCTAACCAAAATGCACCTTGGTCAATTGCTACTGCTGCTTTTCTTGAGGCTACTCCACAAGCTGTACCAACTCTCTCAAAGCCATACACAAATGGCGCACCTGAGTATGTTGCTACGTGAGCATCTGTGTCAGTTATGATAAGAGTTCTTCCTCTCATACGTAAGCCACACATAATTTGTCCGTTAGTAACTAATTCAAAATCACCAGCTTCATTTGTAGCTGCTGGAGACCATACAGTATTAGCTTCACGATCACACCATTGAACCTTACGTGGATTACCACCAGCACCTAATGCAAAGATAAACCTTTCTTCGGTTACTACCATTGATAGATTACCGACTGGTGCATTTGCTAATACAACTGCATTGTTATTTACGTTTAATGTCCATTGCCATAACTTGCCATCCTTAGATGAACACGCTATTAAATTCTGTCCAAAGTTATCTAATGCCCACGTTGTAGCCTCTTGATACGTACCTGAAGATGGTCGAGTAATACCATACATACCAGTATTCCAAAAACCACCACCAAAAGCTACGTTTAAAGTAGCATTTACATCTCCTGAAGTAAACCCTGAAGATGGAGTTATATCTGTTACAACACTAGAAGCGTTTACATACAATAATTTATTATGCGTTCCTATTGCTAAAGCTGAACCATTAGAGTTGTCTACCCATGAGTGCATACCTCTAGGTACAGAAGCTGCAGCATTTGTTTTTCTTGTATCCCATCCACCAACAGGACGTAATGATCCATCATGCCATCTAACTAAATTAGAGTCTAACCATCGATTAGATGATTCAAAGTCAGTACCATTTTTATAAACGCCCGGTGGTATTTGTAATGGTATTAACATATTACGCTGCTATCTCTGTCCATACTTTTGTTCCTTCTGATACGAATGTCCACTTTAAACGTGCTACTGATACAACGGTACTACTAGTTGATACGTCTACAATATTAGCTGTGAGAACAAAACCACATTGATTGAAGGTTGTTACATTAGCTGTTGTTGCAGCGCCACCAATTAATATTAACTCACAATTTGCTGCGGTAGTTGAAATTCCATAAATACCAAATGAATTTGTAACTAAACCATCATGAATTATTACTCCAGCACAAGAGCTAGAACTGTTTGAGGTCATACTAGGCTGACCACCAGTAGTCGTTACTTGACCATTACAAGATGAAGTAACATTAGAAGTAATGCCACTTGTTCCTTTAACAGTAAGGTTACCAATAAAAGCAACACCTGATGCAGCTTGTGATAATGCTCCTGACAGTAGTATTTTCTGAGCAGTTACATTAGCTACACTTGATTCTACTGAAACAGCAGCTACACCTTCCTCTAGGTCTGCTGTAGAGTATTTTCCTCTGTTAAATTTGTATACACCATACTTCATTTGAAGTTAGCCTAGTTCAAAGTAATATCTAGATCACCAGCTGGTACTCTGAATACGTCTCCTGAAGCTACAGCTTTACTTGCAGTTAACGTGGCATAGACCATTAAGTTTCCTGATGTAGCTGCATCAAAAATACCAACATGAGTAATCGTACCCCATGAGCCAGTTGCAGTTGGAAATTCTACTGCTCCTGAATTACTTGTTGTAGCACCTGACGTAGAAAATGCTATTGATTTACGTGTGTAACCACTACCTGATATTTCTGTACCACCACCAGCTTCGCCCGGAGCTGCTGTAAATAAACCAATGTACTTTGTTGAAGGAGCTGTATAAGCTGCACCAGCAAAAACGTGATCTAATATTTCTGTTTCTAAAAAGTTAGTAAAACTCATACTAATCCCCTGATTTTTAATTTTAATCCTGAACCACTATATTGTGCTTGTTCAGATGATTCGTTTAATTGCAGTACAGCTGCAGAATACATCTGCGCCCATATTGCTACCCTTTGGTCTTCTGCTAGATACGGTGCTGAATGTAATAACGCTCCATAGAGGTATACATCAGGTGCTTCTAGTAAAAGCCAGTTATCTGCGTTACTACTACTTAAAGCTGGAGGCTTCTGATAATAAAGTAACTCAAAATCTGTTGTCACACTTGGCGTAGGATACAGTTGAAACTGTCCATCAGCGTGTGTGTAGTTTGTTGGTGTTCCAGTAGCGTTCTCAGCACCAGCTCTTTTATCTGCCATTGCATCTCTTGATATAAGATTGACTACTGAAGTTCCTGTTCCTGTTAAATGTAAGCGTATTGTTTCTAGCCAGTCAGAAGGTGTCTGCATATACTCATCTCCACCATCTTGTTGACCTGATGCACGAGCTTCCATCTTCATGTGTCTTACGTCTCTAGTAATCTGTGACTCAGCTAATGTTATGAAGTCTTCAATCGCAGAAGTTAGATCATCTCTGTTCAAAAAGTCAGCAATACTAGCTTTTAATCCTGTATATGTATTTAATGCCATACTAAGTCCTAGCCTAATTTATCGTAAAGTATATCATTTATTAATGTTAGTGTTGATTGTTATAGTAGTAAACCTTGTCTTGCTTTAAATCTTTTCTGTCCTAAAGCAACAGCTTCATCTATTATTTCTTTAGTAAGTAATCCATATGGCAATTGTCCACTCATTGATCTATAGTTATTATGTCCACCGGGCAATAATAGAGAGTCAGCAGTAATTCGTTGACCAGCATTTTTACCTTCACCTTTGTTAAGAACTTCTGCTAAATCTAAATGACTTACTTGTTCTTGTATGTTACCCATTGGCTTACCTTCCATTTCATACGGATAAGTGCTGTGTGGTGATTTCTTGATAGACTTTGATAGATCAGGTTCATACAGCATATGCAAACTTGTAGGTTCTGTTATCAATTGGTTTGGATCACTATTAGCTAAACGATGATCTGTTCTTGATCCTACTCCCTCTCTAAAATTAACATCAATAAGTTTTATAATAGCTTTTCTATCGTCACCATCTAAACCTTTAAGCGGATTTTTTGAATTAACTCCTCTCCAGTCTTGATTAATATTAACAGTTTTAGATACTTTGTTTTTACCTTCCCCAGTTGAAACAACTTTAGTTGATGTTTCTTTAATTAATCTATCAAGTTCTTTCATGTCTATCTTATCTAGGTTACCTTTAACAGCTTGTAACATTGAATTAGCCATTTGATGACTGAAGTCTATACCACTACCTTTCATCTGCCAGTTAGCAAACAATACACCACCATCTGTATTTCTAGAAGCATTTTGTACTTCTCTTAATTTGTTTTGTAGCGCAGATAATTGTGTTTTAGCTGATGCCCATATTGCATTTCTTTTTCTATTATCAGGATCAGTACCAAAACTAGTACCACCTTCTTTCTTGTTTGGAGTAGCTAATGGAAAACCATTAACATTTAATATTTCACCTGTTGTATTACTAGTATCACCCATACCATATACAACATAACGGTTAACATAATCATAAAGTGAGATTGGTGCATCACCTTCAGGTTTGCCATACGTTTGTATAGTTTTGTTTGGATCATACGTTCCTTCTTTAATCATTCGTAGATCACCAACACGTTTTGCTGGTCTTGCGTATGTTGGATCAAGCAATTTAATGTTATCTATAATTCCTTGTGAAACACCTAGACCTTCATAATCACCGCTATTAGTAATAATCTTCTGCATTGGAACACCACCAAACGCATCAGGGAATAATTTATCTACTTCAATAGCAAATGCTTCTGTCTGATCCATGCCTTTAGATACTTGTAACTCTACCTTTTCAACTACACTATCAAATTTGTCTTTAATATCAGGTGTCATTTTAGATAATTTAGTAGCGCCTGAAGCTAAAGCAAATGCACCAAACAAAAAATCTACAGGGTTTTGTAGGAATGTGTCTCTTCTACCTTCTGCAGTACTTAGCTTTTTAACTACAGTATCAAACATATTAGAAACATTTTCTACATTCTGAGTATTGTCATAGTCAAACACACCACCACCAATAGTAACTCCTTCAGGTAGTACGTTTCCTATAGCACCCATAGTTACATTAGTTGCATCTTTTGCAGCAGTCATTGGATCACGTGCTATTTGTAATAAACCTTGACCAATATCTACTGTATTAGGAATGATGTTTTTACGAAATACTTCGGAGTCTTGTCCAGCATTAGCTACCATAGACATCAAACCATATGGATCATCATCTGTTTTCTTAATA